ATTTCTGACTCTTCTGACGTTGTTGAGAGGAGTCGATGACATTCTTAATTGAAGTCCTGTTTAAGATCTTTTCGAGATCGTTCGAGATGGGAAGAGAAGAAGATGATTTAAAGACGAAACGAGATAATCGAAAAGAAACCATGAGTGAAACATCGACAAGAGAACTTGAGGCTAAGAACATTCCGAATATGATTCGGTTTGCGGAGTCGAATCTGAAAAATTATCCCGATCGACCTGTTAAACTTTTCTTTGACTATCGTGAGAATCTTGATTCTGCTTACGAGATTCTTTCGAAGAATCCGAGATTTAAAGTGACACCGATTCTGGACCAATTTATTCTTGAGGTAGAACTTCGTCAATAAGTTGATAAAGAGGAGACCAAATATTAGAATATTAGCGAAATATTCTAATATTTTCTGGGATGAGATCAAGATACTTTATTCTATTCTGATTTGAAGGTTTTCGTTCAATCAAGACGGGAGTTCATGGAGGATCCGTTCAACGATGGAGAGGATGGGTCCGCCGACATTTTGAGATTTCAAGTTGGCATAAATTTTCTGGATATCGGTTCGAGAGATGAGATCGTGTTCAAGTCCTCTTGAGAGAAGAGTTTCCAGAACGGAAGGTTTACTTCTTGCAAGTTTGATGGGACGATCGAGAACCGAAGTAATATCGACTCCATGATTTATTAGGGATATGACAATATCTCGTGAGACGTCTTCCGGTACGTCAATGTAGTAAAGAGCATATTTTAAGAGCCATTTGATATTCATCGGATATAAGAGTTCCGAATCAATGAGATAAAAGACCGTGGAATAATTCTTGGAGACTAAGGCGGTTCTGATTACCTCATATATCATACAGGAGTTTAATTCATCTTTCTCCAATAAATAGTGTAATAAGTATTTGACAGCGGGGAGAAAGGGTTGACTGGCGGCAAAATAGAGAGACAGAATTATACTTCGTAGAGGAGCATAGCCATGACTTACGATATACTCGACAATATCTTGATATTGTTTTTCGATGGCGGTTTGGAGTGCGACTAACATCTCATCTACGTCAGAGAAATTATATTGTTTAAGGAGAGTTTCAACATGCTTTCGATCGCCTCGACTTATGGCGAAGAGGAGGCGTTGATAGGGACTTTCCAGGAATTCAAGATAGCGGAAGCGAGGATCTTCAAGTGTCGTCTGATAAAATTCTCGAGTTGGAATGCCAAAGTCATGTTCAGCTTTCTGGGACCAAAATGACCAGTCCGAGCAAACATTCGCTAGATAGGACGATGTTAAACACAGATCTTGAATATCATCATATGACAATTCCAAGAGAATCTTGACTAAATCAACATAGAGTAAGGACTCCAAATACGAAATGTCCATTTTTAAGATGTCCGAAATAAATTCTTTTTCCGACATCTTGCTATGTCGGAAAAAGAAAAGAAGAAAAGAAGAAAAGAAGAAAAGAAGAAAAAAGAATTTAACGACATCCACATCCGTTCTTACGTTTCTCAGAAGGTTCATATTGACCATCGAAAGCTCCATATTGACCATTGAAGCTGTTGAGATGGCTTTGATAAGAGTTTCGGTAAGGAGTACGAGGACGCCGATGATATGTGGGGGAAGGGGGAGTAAGTTTATAGCGATGACGAGGGCAGGAAGGAGAGCCATCATAGAGACCTTCATAACGTCCGCCATACCAACTGGTAGGAGTACGAAGAAGGGTTTCATATTGACTGCGATAGCCATCAGAGGAGAGATGAGAGGGACGAAAACGAGAGGGAGAGGAGAGATACCGGAGATGGGAAGGGGGAGAGTGAGACATATTTTAAGAGAGGAATATTAAAAATAATGGGAACACTTCATATGTTGGAGGAAAGAGAGAGGATTTAAAGTTTAAAGAAAGAAGAGGGATTAACGTTCCCAATAGGAGATTTTATTACCGGGGGCGGAGAGTTTATCGACATACCAAGCTTTAATCTTGATGTTATCGAAGGGATCTTCGAGTTTGATGCCGATGGCACTTGGGATCATGTTGGGGAGTTTTCCGGTGTAACTGACCGGACGACTGGAAAGATGTTCTGTGCCGATGAATGAATCGGAGCCTGCGATGATGTCAGAGACGAGGATACGACCGAAGAGGAGTTTTGAGCAGGAGTTGATAAAGCGGATTCCTCGAGATTCACCATTTCGAGAGACGATTGTTTTGGCGATGAGACGAGAGGAGATAATCTGAGAGCAGCGGGAGAAGTTGTAACCGGTACAGTCAGCGCCACGATATCCGATGCGTTCTTGGAGGTCATGAGAGGTTTGGTAAGGACCGCAGATGTCGGAACCGAGATTGCCCTCATTGACGAGGTTATCAACAACGAGTTTATGAAGAAGTCCTCGGGTGATACCATCAAGACGGAAGCCGAAATTGCCTTTATTCAGATGAAACATGGAGTCACTACTACACTTATATTGATACTTATCTTTGGACAGAATATCTGAGAGTTGACGAGAGGGGTTTTGAGCCCACTCGATAAGGTCAGACGAAAAGTTAAGTTTTCCAAAAACACCTTGAGGGACGGAAGGAAGAAGAGAGAGACGGACAGAACCGAGGGCGATTTGAAGATCCGAGAGGGCGTTACCTTTATAGTGACCATGGGCATCCGTTACCTTTTCGATTTGAAAGACGGACTGAGTGGTATCGAATTGGACACCTTTACCATCAGGAAGAGAGAGACCCACAATTTCGTCAACTTTGCCTTTAACATTCGAGACACGAATGTTCTTGAGAAAGACATATTCGACGAATTTCCCGTTAAAGTTGTTGTTAATGAAGTCATTGATGGCGATGCCGGGGGGATGAATGAGAACTCCATAGATATTACCATCAATGAGGCCCTCCTTATTTTGAAAGAGGGGGTCGGTTGTTTTTCCGGTCTGCATGACCTCCGTAAACACCTGATTCATTTGCTGGACGAGACGATCTCTCTTAAGAGTCAGGTTTTGGATTTGTCCGGGAGTTAGAAGAGACTTATATTGAGACAGAATACGGTCGGTGAACTGGACGAGGAAGCGACCGGAACTGTAAGTGGCCATAACTGGAATATCTTGTCGATTCGGACCGATGTGGACATTTCGGATGACAATGTGATCGGAGCCGTTGAGAGCAATACCGGCGACTTCCCAGTCTCGAATAACTAAGTGTTCGATAAGAATCCAAGATGCATTATTACCATGGATACCATGATGACTCGAAAGACCAAGTGTTCCATTTTTGATCCAACACATAAGACCGGGAGAAATGGTCGGACCGAAGTCACCAGGTCCCTGTCCCGGAAGGAAGGGAGTGCTGGCCAAGTCGATACAGGCGAAGAAGCGTTGTTGGAGGGCGTGTTCTCGACTCTGTTGAAGAGTATGACCATTAAGATCGATACAGACGCCACGACACTCAACGGAGATAGCACAGAAGAAACCGAGAGAAAACGGCTTCTCTGCGTAATCTTTTTGATCGAGACGAGGCATGAAATCATTGTCGGGATTGGGAGAAAATATAATGTCTTCCTTTAAGATGTAATAACCAGGTTTACGAATACGATAGGTTCCCGTTCGAAAGTCATTCTGTGTGAGCTTGATAACTGGAAGATGAGAACAGAGGGAAACGATATCTTTTCGTATTTTCTTTTCAATGTCCTTTAATTCTGCAAGCATTCTTTTTTCTTTTATCTTAAAGGTGAAAAAAATAAGGAAGGGAAGGAAAAAACTCTTAAGAGATTTAAATTAAATAGTAAATCCCAACGAGAATTAAATGACAGATCGAGTCATCGAACGGGAAGTTAATGACCGACTGAGTGAATGGATGCTACGTCTTTATTCCGACAAACCTCATCTATACTATATTCCAAAGGAGCGCATAGATGAAGAACGGGAAAATATCCGACGAGAAGTTATCAAGAAATATGAGAGACGTTGTTCCAACTTTTGGATGGGAGTATCGAAGAGTGGAATACTTGCAATACTTGGAATACTGATCATTTCAACTCTTTGGGCAACATGGACATGGGAGTCCACTCCTTCATAAGAGATAAAAGATCATCTGAGTTCTGATATTGTCCAGAGTACAGTTTATTTGGATAATGAGACCGTAGGAAGATGATTTGAGCAAAACGTTCTCCAACCGGCAATTTCATATTCCAACTTGTGTTATTAGAAAGACAGACGGTCCATCGATTGATATAGCCAATGTCTCCCCAACCTCCTGACACCATACTGATTCCGGCTCGGCCGAGGGAGGAGCGAGGTATCAGCATGGTAGTGATGTCGCGTCGAGCTCCAATAAATTCTTCCGTCGAAACGAGAATAATACTGAAAGCCGGAAGAGAAATAAAACCTCCCTCGAAAGAGGCGTCACGAACATGTCCCCAGAAAGCGGAAACATCTGAGGAAGAGAAAGGATTGATGACGTTTTGAGATATGACAGGTTGGGCTTGATAATAATACTTTCCAAGACTCACGTCATAGGAACAGTTGCCAAGATTCTCTTCCTTAAAGGGATGGATGACGATATCACCTACATCTCTCGCAAATTTAATCTCATTGTCGGATAAGACGCCGGACATGACTTGACCGAAGAACAAGAAAAAGGAACTTCGATTCAGGTTCTCGGTTGGTTCTGTAGAACAGAATGAATCATTGTTAATTGGGATTCAATTAACAATGATTCAGCAATTGAGAAGCAAGTAAGACAGATTTAGAAGTTCTGATTCCAGATTTGGATAATCGAAATGATCTTGACGACAACATTGTCAAGAACACTTGAATCGGTACCGTCAGCGTTAGACTCTTCAAGAAGAGCTAAGAGAGCCGATTCTGGGATAACTGTGAGGATTTGACGACGATTGATCTTTGAGTCCGTAATTTCAGTGACACGCTTGATGAGTTGATTGATGAGGGATTTCTTTTTATTGTAGATGTCTTCGACAAGAGGAGAGGCAACATCTCGCAGTTGGACTGAAATCCAATTGTTTCGAATCTCGGGATAGAGCTGATAGAAGGGCCGTTTTGTTATTGGAGGACTCCAAATTGATCGGGGACTTGTCATAACCTTTTTCCAGATCCACATGGGACGGGCAATATTCGATTCTCCAATGAGACCGACAACACCTTCA